CCGACACCCATGCACTGTGTACTTGACGACACCGTCAACACACCTAGCGAACCCCCTGTTAACTGTCTGCCAGTCCAACAACTTGGCGAAGAACTTATCACGAGGGTAGAACAACTTATATATATCATGCTCCCACCTGAGGGCAGCTGGTGACACGTGTTGATCAAAACGCTTGGCATCTAGGCCGATGGCTACGGGCCTTTTGAAGTCTAACCAATGACCATGTAAGGCGCGACCTCTATCGTCTGCATTCAGACCCTTAAAGATCGTCGGAGCACCAAACAACTCATCAATTAACCTGTAAATTTTCTTCTCAATAGGCTTAACATACCTACCACTTTCAACGATATACCGAGGATTGCGTGGCTGAATAATCCGCGGTGCAGGGTTTTGTTTAGCTGTGAAGTTATACTTCTCTGCTTTTACAAATGCGTCGATATTAGCATCCTTCCTACTAATTGGATTCAAGATGAGGGAATCACAAGCTTGTTCGTACCTTGTTCTTCTGCGAGCCTGATAACTCTCAGCGAATTGTCTCGCCGTGAGGGGGTTGGCATATGGAACTCGATTTCTGAAAAACTCATGAGCTTCCTTCAGAGCTGTGGAGAAAGTAAGATGACTAGGTTTTGGAGGCTGTTGGAAGCCAGCTCCGTAATCGACGTAGAATATCCTCTCGGTTATTCCCCTGATTATCGCATCCAGTGAATTGTTATAGACAGCGTAGTTTACCTCTGGTGAGAAACCCTGAAAGCAATATGTCTTACGTGTCTTCTGTGGTTTACCCAAAACTTTAACTACCTCCATGTTGGGGTGGTGGGTCATTGTGGTTGGGACACAATCCACCCCAGGTAGTGGTTTTAGGCAGCCCTAAGCCCGCCGTGGGGCGGGGATGGCATACCGGCGGCCAAACGGATCAAAGATGGTTGATTCACCACGTGAATGGTAGTGTCTCAACCCCTCATCATATCTGTTTGAGAAGGCGATGGTGCCTGCCAATTGTTTGGCTTCAATCTGATCAGCAGTGTCAACTAATATATATAGTTTTGCATAAGCTAATACTGACGACATGTGGGCATGTCTGACATGGTCAGCCTCCATCTTCTTCATTAACCATTGGTGTGCCACCAGCTGGTTTGCTTTGGTGTTCTCCTCAACCCCTGGAATAGCGACTCGGCACATACGTGCGATCTTAGCGGCATAGCGCTTTCTTCTACTCCTCAGGATTGGATTGATGTCCACACCATCAGCTGTAGGAGCGTCCAGGTCCTGTCCCCTGATCTCTAGCGCTACCTCATCATCGATGATGTGCAACGCTTCATCAGCCATTCTCTCGACATTACCTGGCACTCGGTCCCGGAACCACCACTCCACGACTCTGTCAAGGATACCAAGATTGGCTACTCGGTACCACGGACGTCTAGGCCGTACGAATGGTATTTCCAACGCGAGCATTTGCTCCTGTGTTGGTACAGGTGGGATGATTGACTCCTCCTCCTCATTGACCGTTGAGTAACCAGTACTTGGCCGTGTCAGCATCAGAGCCCCTTCAGATGGAGGTGGACTCGGCGGTAATGACTCTTCCACTGGTGACCCAACAACGTCTCTCAACCTCTGCTCCAACTCACGTTGCCTTCTCGTCCTGACCACCACCGGTACTGGTGGTGCTCGCGGGAGTTCAGTCTTGACATCGACATCTGGTAGACTACCACCCCTGGTATCTGTAGTCTCCAGCTCCCTCTCCGTGACAGGCAACGACGTCGCTTCAATAGACCCGACGTTGGTCTTAGGATCCTCACAGTGGTCCCTCACTGGTGATGTTCGATCGTCTACATTGTTCTCACGTGCTGTGACTCTCCGACTCCGTGTCTTGTCCGATTTGACACTTGTGGCCTGGATTTGAGTACGCGAGTATGTCCTCATTGGGTTGGTGTAGGTATCTCGATGTCGACTAATAACAATGTAAAACTGTGA